TGTTATAAACTTCATCTATGTGTAATATAGATTTTAACATGTTTTGGTCGGTGATACTTTCACCTCTAAACCATTTTAATAATGCATCGGCAAATTGCGATTCAAATAAATTACCTCTATTATTCACACCTCTGTTTCCAGAAGAACCATTTCCAAATTTAGGGTTTAAGACTTTAATATTAGCATTTCTTTTTATAGCATCCATAGTCATTTCATCTTGAATCATTCTAGAAACATTAACTTTAGTTTTTTGTCCAGCATCTAAATTTATAGGAGATTCTATTTCAGGAAATTTATTTTTTAAAAATTCAAATAAAGAAATAATCTCAACTTTATTTTGAGAAGGAAAATTATTAATTTTCTCTACAAGTTCTCTTGTTGTTTTTGGAAATATATTATACGCCATAATTTCTCTCCTATTACAACAATTATTTATAACATTCTAAACTTTAAAATCATTGAACCTTTCATACTTAGGCTGAATACCAATATCCAAATCTGGATTGCCTGAATCTTGAATATCTTGTTGTGCGGTTTGTTCGCAATCATATAATCTCATTCTACTACGATCCACACCAATTGCAAATCTTTTATTCACACCAGGATCATTATATCTGTTTTTTAGTTGCTTGACCATAATTTGATTCAATTTCTCAACTTCTTCTGTGCTGATTAATGCAAACATCAAATCAGCAGTTGCCGGCAAACCAAATGATTCTGATGTATCAGTCAAATCAACATCTGAATTTGCAAAACCTCCTCTGGTAGTTTGTGTTGCACTCATAATTGGAACATCATTTTCTACAGCCAAACCTCTTAACTCTTCTGCAATTGCCTTGACATAAAAATAAGATCCAACATTTGCATTTGACTTGAATCTAGATGAAGCACAAATGTTCAAATAATCAATAAAAATAATATTCGGTCGGAATGATTTCTTTAGTGCCAATTCATTAATCAATGCACGAAAATGTCCAGAATGTGCCGCAGCAGTTGGATACTCTTTGATGATCAACTTGCCTTGAGTTTTCTTTTGAATCTTTTCTAATCTGTCAGAAAACATTTTCTTAGAAATTGTTTCTAGTTCTGACATTGGAACATTCATTAGATTTGCATCTATTCTTTCAGCAATTCTTTCTTCTGCCATTTCAAGTGTGATGTATAATACATTCTTGCCTTGCATCAAACATGAGGCTGCATGGTGACACATAAACAATGATTTACCAACACCAGTACCTGCAAGTGCAATATTTAACGTCTTGTTTGAAAGACCACCTTTTGTAATCTTATTGAAAAATTCAAGGTCAAACTCAATCTTTTCTTCTTTCTTACGATAAAAGTCAAAACGAGATTCACCATCTTCAATATAGTCATGACCAACATGATTATCAAATCCTACAGAAAGTGCTTCGGAAAGAATGTCTGGAAGTGATTCAGGCGAAAACTTTTTGTCTTTGCCTTGAATGATATTGATACCTTTTAGAATTGCATTGTATACGGCTTTGTCTTTACAGAATTTCTCTGTGCTGTTGACCAACCATTCTTGATCAACATCAGCATTTTCAAGAGATTTTATTCCTTCAAGAACCATTTTGTATTCTATATCGGAGAGATCACGGCGATTGTCAAGATCAATTTCCAGTGATTGTTTGGTGGGAATCTTTTTATAACTATCTACAAATTTTTGAATTTCTTGAAAAATGACTTTATCTTTTCGTTCTAAGAAATAGTCATGTTTCAAAAATGGTATCACTTTTCTTGCATATTCTTCATTGTGCATCAATTGAGCTAGTATTGTCTCCTCTATCGTCATAAACTAAATTACCTTCCTTAACATGTGTTTCTAGAATATTCACTAAAATGTCTCCTATCAGATTTTTAAAATCATCTTTGAAAGATTCTTGTGAAAGTCCATTAGAGTCTAACATTTCCCAATCAAAAGATAAGTTTAAACTTCCATCAGGATTTTCTTCTTCTGAAAATTTAACCTCTCCATACCGATATACTACACCCTGATATTTACCAGCCTTTTCTGTAAGACCAATACCCTGCCAGGTTGCATCTTTATTTTGTACAGATGTGTAATATGTTTCTATGTTTTTCATTAATTTACTCCAACTAACTCCTGTTCTTTTAAAAGAATTAAATCAAAAATAACTTTGTCAATAATATCTGCTAATTTTTCTTTGTTCAATTCTTGTTTTGGTATGTCATTATATTTTACTATATCCCAATCAAAAGTCAAGACTTGTTCAGATTCATTAAATTTAACTTGTCCATATCTAAAACAAATTCCTGAAAATTCAGCAGATTCATCTAACAATTCAATATAAGGTAGATTAACATCCTCAATTATTTTATATAAATTATTCATTTAATAACTCCGGTTCTTTTTGTTCTACAGGTTCAATCTTCTTTCCATACTTGAATTCTTTCTTTGCACATTCATCCAACTGTTGCATAATTTCTTCTGTGAAATATTTTTCAGGCTCATTGTTGATTGTTTTACCAAATGTTTTTGTTCCATCTGGCAATTCAATTCTTGTAGAAACTGATTTGAATATTCCATGTTTCAATGCAAGTTCTAGCAATCCATAGTATCTATCCAATCCTCTTTCATACATCAAACGAACATCTACTTGTTTGTGTTCAATAGTCAATCTTGACTTTGCATTCTTACAATGAATGATATTACCTACAACTTCTGTTCCATCTTTTTCTTTCTTTTTGGAAAGATAAACAATTGATGATGCAGCGTACTTTAATCCTGATCCACCACCCATTTCTTTTGTTGGAAACATTGAACCAACTACATCATAGGTGTGATTAGTGACAACCATTGGAACCTTTGCACGACCAAGTTTCAATGTCAAGACACGAAATGCAGCCTTGATGACCTGTGCTCTGGTCATATCTCTAGTCTCTTTTCCATCGGCAGTATCTTCTACTTCTTTTGTAGTTGATAACATGCCAAGAGAATCCAAACAAAGCATCATTGGTTTCTTGTCATTAGATTCAATGTATCTGTCAAGTACTTTGATGGATTGTGTTCTGAATTCTTGAACAGTGGTCACTGGAAGAATCACCATACGATTAGGATCAATACCACGATCAACAATCATTTGCTTGGTGATTGCAGATTCGGATTCAAAATACAACACACCAGCATCTGGATCTGAATCAAGAAAATTCTTGACCATACCCAATACAAAAAATGTCTTGCCTGTTGCAGATTCTCCTGCAATGGCAGTAATCTTGTTGGAAGGCAGTCCACCAAAAAGAGTGCCGGAAAGAAGCGCATTGAATATATAAGATCCGGTGTCAATAAACGAATCTACATCTCCCGCCTCAACACCATCCGATACCAAAGCCGCATATTCATTTCCGGCAGTTTTTGCAATGTCTTGAAAAAAATTCATGTTGTTTCTTCTTTATAGTATTCAACCAAATCGTCATAACCTCCAATGTATTCACCATCAATGATGATCTGTGGCACAGAACTTGATTTTGTCTCCGCCATTACTTTTCCAAAAAACTTTTTATCTGCTTGAATAAATGTGTATTCTTTCTTGTTTTGTTTTAATAACTCTTTTGCCTTGTCACAGTATTCACATCTTGGATAGTAAAATGATCCAATTACAGTAATACCTTGACTAAGGTCTTTCTCAAATTTAAGATTAATCATAACTCCTTAATTAAAAAAACTTGTTAAATCGTTTCTCTTTTTTGTAGGAAATTCACCAAATACCCAAATGGGTTCTGTATATACACCTTTCACTTCTTTAGCAACATTCATATTCCTAGCCAATTCAAATCCTGCAATACCTACAAACTTATCTTTATAATTATTCACCATAGGATCACAGATTCTTTTTCTTCCAGAACCAATACCAATATCAGTGATGTTGATCATGGTTGTTTTTGATTTAGGTATCATATTATTCATGACAACATACAAAAAATTATTCAGCCATTGATCATCATTAGTATATCTTTTCCATGATTGGTTATCTTCTTTTTCAGAATCTTTTCCATATAATTCTTTATTGAAATATGGAGGAGAAGAAAATGTTACATCAACATTAGGAATCTCTTCGTATGGTAAATCTTCGGCTGGCAGATTATAAATTCTTACTGTCTTGATACCTTTTAGTTCAAAATAGTTTTCATATTCTGTCAATTCAATATTTTTGTTACCCAACCAACTTTCATAAGTTTTGCACATCTCTTTGTAA